AGGCAAGAGAATCGATGAAATCTTATTTGTAGGTACAAGTGAACCATCTGTATCAACGAACTCAATTGAGCATTGGCGGCGTGTTGAGCGTCGAGAATCAATAGTGATTTCACCGTTGATTGGTTGAGCCTCGCTTAAAATAGTTCCATTCGCAATATCATAAATTTCTACTTTTACTTTAGTAACATGACTTTTACGAATGAGAGTTTTGAACTCATCCGAAACTGGATACATTACGGAGCCTCGACTTCAAAATAAGTCACTTTCGCTACACGAACTAAATTACTCAAAGGTCCGGACTCATTCCAAGTCCTGTCTACAAAGCGAACATATTTTTGTCTACCAAGCGGGTCATGGACATGGAGTGTGCCTTGATAGGTAAGAACTGTGTAGAGTTCATCCCACTCAGCATCGCCTTGTGTTGTGAACTCATAAGTGCCGTCAATTCCATACACGCTTCCGGCAACAACAACGCTCTTGGAAGCACCAAGGGGTTTGAAAACTCCATAAGACTCAACAACCTGTGAAGCCAATGGTTGTTGAACTTTTACAGAGGTCATATAGACACTTGTTTTTTCCGGAGCCACAAAAGTCCATTGATTATCTTTATCTACAAGAACCGGAGATGAGGTCGCGTAACTAGAAGAGACGGTTGCCATTATTTATCAGCCCTCGCTTTTGCTCGATAACTGGTGGTTGTATCAAAAGGGAACTCAAAATCGCTTATGGTTGCTATTTGACTTGAATCTGCGGTGACCGGACTATTTCGCAAAGTAGCAAAGGTAGTACCGCCATCTGTGGAGCGTTCAACATCAAAAGAAAAATTTGAGAAACCACCACTTGTCCAAGTTGGAGTCTCGCCAGCATGAAAACCAATTTTATCTACATAGTGAACTTCAGCGTTGCCCGCGCTGGCAACTTTGACAACAACAAGGGCGTGAGTTGCGGTAGCGGGAGCGGTTGCCGTGACATTACATTCATTCCATGCCGATGAAGAGTCATTCTCGGCGGTACCAAAAGCCGTAGAAATAGTGCTACCCGCCGTGTTTAACCATTGGATACCCACAGAACAAGAACGAGCAGTTGTGGCGGCGCGGAACTCAGCAGTTGCGGAGAATTTTTTGGATGGTGATACAGCAAACTTTGTCGCGCTCGTTGTAGAGGCGGTCATATCCCCGGCGGCTGATGCGGTAAGTTGTAGTGACGCGGTGCCATCGGAAGCCTGTGATGTTGTTCGAGCAATGGCACAATTTGTTGCCGCCGCCCAACCAGTTGTATTTGTTTCCAGCGATGCTTGATTAGCCGATAAAACATTTGTGCGTCCGAATATCGAAATATCAATCGCACCTGTTGATGAGTTGAAAGATGCTGAAAGCGTCGGTGTTGCCGGCGCATCAACTGACAAACTGAATTGCGAGTATGCCCAATTACTAAAATAGTTAGAACCATTCACTAACTGAGCAACCCTGACATACGCTCGATAAGTAGTTGAATTCGCCAATGAGGTTTCAAGTGTTTGACCATTATTAGTCGAAGTAATAACCCCGGTCTCAACTTGCGGAGTTGAGGTATCGGCAGAAAAACTACCGCCACTATATGTTGCTGAATCAAAAATTTTGATTTCGTAGGCTGATTGCGGGTCGCCATCTGTGTCGGTGTAAGTCCAGTTCACGGAGACGAATGATGTATCTGTGACAGTTCCGCTTGGCGAAGTCACGGTTACGGTAGGTTGCGCCGTAGTTTCAACATCGATGTATAACTCGTAAAGATTCGAACGGTCGCCGCTTGCGGTCGCATTATCTGTAAATTTAGCAATCAAATTATCGACAAGAGTTTGAGTCCAAGCCGCACCATTGGGTGCGCTTGTTAATTTCAATCCCGTATCAACGGTGGCAAGAGCAAAGGTATTCTGTTTAGTGTAAGGGACTGAATAATAAACTTCGCGTCCATTTCGGTCCGTAATTACGCCAAGACTTAAAAGTGCTTGACCCTCAGTTCCGACGCTAATTTTTGCTCTTAAATTTACAGAAACAATTTTTTCTGTTGCTGGAATGGTGGTGGTTCCAAACTCAGCCTCATAAAAAGCCGGGACGGTTGTACTTGTCCGGGTGATGTAAGTCGAGTTGCTATCGTCCGAGAGTGCGGCATGGACCGAACCGGAGCCTCCGGAGATTGTGAATAAACTCGCGTTATTCCAGTTCGCGTTTGGTCTGAGTGTGTAGGTTGCCATTATTTAGCCGCCAATTCTTTCGCTAAGACCGCGAATGTTTCTTGGATTCTCCGGGTAATGATGTCTGCTCTTTCCTCCGCGTCAGCCGCACCTGCTGTATCAACATTTACAACAAAAGCGCCTTGCTCAATAAATATCTGACTTCCAGCGCTTCGGATTGACATAGCGGCGTTTGCTGTCTCGGCATACAACTGTTCGGCGCGAGCAATTTGTGGACCGAAAGCAACTTCGCTTCCCTCAACACCAATTACGGCACCTGCGAACTCGATTTGTTTTTGTAATTCAGAAACTTGTTTTACCGCTTCAAGTCCTCCGCCTAGAATCGATGCGGCTAACTGAGCGCCCTTGATTGGACCCTCTTCAATGATTGCCTTCAGAGCGCCGTAGTCAAGACCCATGACACGCAATTGCGAAATTTGTTGCGCGAATTGCTGTGTCTTATCAAGACGCATTTTCATGTTTTCAATAAGCGATTTGGCTTTAGGAATGAAGCCATCGGGCAACTCAACGCTCTTCAAACCCGCAAAACTTAGAATTGTGTCTTTGAGACTATCAGCGAAATCCTTAGATGCTTGTTTCAAGTCGTCTAAAACAGATTTCATATTCTCAAGACCATTTCGCATGGCTTCTCGAATTTGTTTCATGAGGTCGGCTTGTTTCAATAAGTCCTCTGCGGCTTGGTCATCCGCACCCGTCTTTCCAAGAGTTGCCTGAATCGCTTTACGCTCTTCCTCCATGATGTCTCCAAAACCTAATCCGGTTTTGAGTCCATCAATCATGTCACCAAAAGCATCACCTAATTTTTCAACAAAGTTATTTTCTGTAAAAGATTCGATACCTGCCGCAAGACTAATTAAGAAATTACCCGCCTTGACTGCCGCTTCAGAGGTAGTCTTTACAACAAATTCCCCAACTTTCAAATCTTTTAACTTTTCTAATTCTGTAATCATTTTGCCTAAACCAGCAGACGCGAACTCAGCACCTTTTACCAGCGTATCTACAACGGCTTTGCCATAATTAACTTGTAGGGCTGAATCAATCCCGGCTAATACTTTGTCGAGAACTGGCACGACTTTTTTAGCGCCGGACACAAGAGCGTCAATAGTTTTTTCTGCGAGGTTATCAGATGTTATTTTTGTTACTTTGAGAGAGAAATCAGATAATTTATTAGCAACGGTCGAAAGCGCACCCGAGACGCCGCTTGAATAATTTCCCCATGATTTTGAATTGATAGCGACGACTTCGGAAAGTTTCGAAATGTAATCAATTTGTTTTCCTGTTTGGTCAGAAGTTACAGAAAATGTGTCTTTTATTGCGCTACCAACATTTTTCAGTCCGCTGATTGTTGCTTCAGTTACGCTATCAACGCCTCGCATCAATGCGCTCACAATTTGACCAAGGAAAGGTATATTCTTTACAAGAGCGACAATTGACATAATCCAGTCTTTTACTTTAGTTGCGGCACTCTTCAAAAATTCACCAAGTACACCGCCTATTTCTCTGAAAATTACTGCGGCTCCCGAACCAAGAAGGGCAAAAGCACCAAGAATCAATTTTGAAACGGCTTTGACACCTTCTAAAAGTTTTTCAAAAACATAAATAACGGTGGCTACACCTTTAAGAATATTAGCAACAATGTTGATAAAAGTAGTAACAAAAAGACTTACGGTACGAATTACGGAATTAAACACAGTCTCGACTACTTCACGGAATACTTGGTGATTTTCCATCAAATCAATAAAAGTCATAATAATATTGCGGATACCACCAAGTACAAATTTGTAATAATTAAGAAATGCTTTAATTACAAAATTGATAACGGCTTCAACTACTTGAGCGAAGGCATCATTTGTAGTCATGAGACTAATAAAACCGTCTACTAAAAATTTAATGCCCTTTAATACCATAATGTAATAATTCAAAAACGCTTCAAAAACGAACTGAATTACTTCAGATACAACCTTGCCAAAATCATTATGTATATCAATCGCATAACCAAAGGCAAGCAACATTTGACCAATAGTTTTAATGACAAAAGATAATCCTTTGCCAACAACTCGGGCAATTGAGTTGATTGCGTTTGTTACTGCGGTCCGGAACTTTTCGCTGTTCTTCCAAGCAATTACAAAAGCCGCGACTAAGGCAGTAATCAATAGAACAATACGAATAATTGGATTCGCCGCCATGATTGCGTTGAGTCGAAGCATTGATGCGGCAAGGGTGTTAGTTGAGGCAATAGTAGAAAGTTGCTGACCTCTTAGCAGGGCGGTGGCAACTCCAGCAATTGCGTTACCCAAACCCATAACTTTAGACGCGGCAAAATTAGCGTACATGGCAATGGTCGCAATACCGATTGCGACGGCGAGAGCGACAAAAACTTGTCCGATGATGCGGGCAACGCGCTCATGCTCTTTGAAAAAAGTTGTTACTTTCTGAACAATGGCGGCGATTCCGGAAATTGCTCTTGCGAAAATAGCAACCGCATAAGCCAAGACGGTTGAAAATATTTTGCCTAACTGTGTTAGTGGTGCCGCCAAAGGTTGAAGGGCGCGAAGTAATTTTCCGAAGGCATCTCGAACTTGTGTTGATGTCAGAGCCATAGCGATAAATGCGACTGGCAACGGTTTAGCAAACTTTAAGATACTTCCGAGAACCGGGACCATGGCGAAAACGCGAGCGCCGGCGAAAGCCGAGAATCCAGCGGCAAGTGCGGCTAGTGGTGGAAGTAAGAACTCAATGGTACGACCAAGTGAATCAACATTGACACTTGCCTTGTCCATGTTCTCGATGACGCCTTTCATTTTTTCAAGGAATTTTGTCACCGGCTGAGTCAATTTGACTACAACTTTTTGAAGTGCTTGAAGAGTTTGTCCGAACGCGCCGGAACCTGCCGCGGCTTTAGAAATAGTTTTATAGAGTTCATATCCTTGGAAAATCATTGGTCCAAAGCCCTTGAGAAGAACTCCACCAACTGCTACCTGTAAATCATTTGTAATACGAGCAAACGAACGCAAAACTTTTCCGGGGGTAGTCATTGCCGCTTCATAGGTTCCGGCAACTCGAGCGCCTTCTTTAAGAACCATATTCATGATTGCGGTTTGTTTTTCGCTGTAAGACAATTGTTTTGCTGTCTTACCAATTGTTGCGGCATATTCGGCGTATGCCTGACCAGCAGATTTCTGAATACCAACAGATTTCAAAACTTCAGAACGACCGGTGATAATACCGTGGGTCAAGCGGTCAAAAGCCTCGGTCGAGTTCATTGCTCCGATAACGGCTAAGTCTTGAGCGACTCGCGCTACTTCGGACGCTTTTCCTAAATCTAAATTATTTTGTGCGTACTTCAGAACTGATTTTTGGGCAACTTCCATTTCGATACCCATGCCTTTAACGGCAACTGCGGCATCGCGAAGTGCGTCATAACCTTTACCCGTTGAAGCACCAACGGCTTGTAACGCAACATCCAACTCATCAACGCGAGCGGCGGCATTGAAAGCCTTTACACCAAAACCAATAAGCGCCGTAGTTACACCGGCGGCGGCAATGCCAATTCCAGTCAGAGCGGTTTGGAGACCTTGACTGGAACGGGCAAACTGAGAAACGCTTCGAGTAGCGTTATCTAAACCTTTTTGGAATTGAGCGGTCTCGGCGGAAAGTCGAGCGCGGACTTCCATTGTTGGAGCCTCTGCCACTATCGCCTCGCTTTCGCTCTTCTTTCTGCCTTCTCTTGCTCCTTAGCGCGGATATTGAATATGGCAGTCCATTCGGTAAGTTCCATACTTGTTAGTGGACGATAGGCGTCACTTCCGTAAAGAAGTTCGCCTACCGTCCTACCTAACCTTTCGGCTAGTTCGAAAAGAAACCGTCTCTCAGGATTCTTTAGGAAATCGAGCCGATGCTTCGTCTACCGCCTTTTCAGTCATGCCGGATGCGCCAAGCGCGATACCAGCAAGCCTCTCGATAACTGTTCCATTCTTTGAAAGAATGGCTTCCTTATCGTTCTCTGTAAAGACAGGCAAACCTGTTGTTGGGTCATATACGGTTGCGATGACTGTCAGCGCATACATCAAAGCGACATTTGTTTTGTCACCATTTGCGGCGCTCTCGCCTAATTTTGCTCTTTCAGCCGCGGTCATTGAACGAATCTGAACATCAACTCCCCATTCAGGGACATTGACGGTTTGTTTCGTAATGTCATCGGCACTAAAGATTGCTTCGCGTAGACTCATTTTTCTCCTTGGACACTAGGGGTCACGGTTGTATTAAATTGTTATTCAGTTTTTATTTAGTTCTTATGAATAGGTACCGCGTGTTACGGAACCTGTCACTTGGAACTCAGCCGAGTATGTCACTACATCTCCGATTGCTCCACTCTTCTCGTAAGAAGTGAGGATACATTCTCCGGTGTACTTGACATAAGTGCTTGTTGAACCTTCAGGACCATACTCGAAGGAAAGAGTGCTTGCCGAGCCGACAACGCCAGCAAGGTAGCCATCAACTGTCGCATCGAAGTTGCCTGAGATTGAAATTGTTGCGTCGCTCAAACCGACTACATAAGTCTTTGCGGAATCTCCGAAAGCACTTGTCTCGGCGGTATCAACTGAGCGTGGGAATGAAACATCTGTAAGTGTGTTAGAGATGTCTCTTAGGGTTCCACCCGAATCGTCAATCTTGAATACGGTGGATTTACCATGACGAAATGTAGGCATTTTTTACCTCCTAGTAAAAGCCACCACGGGGGTAGCCGAGCCTGTTGAACCTGCGACTGTGTAGGACACTCGTAGGTATCTGTTTACTGTTCCTGTTATTTCAACTCTTTCTGAAGTCTTAGTTGTACTCGAGACAACAGTAAAAGTAATAAGGTCGGCAAAAGTTGAATTATCTGCCGAGTGTTGAATTTTCACGGTGACATTGCCGTTACGAGTATTAGCGGGTACTGACAAAAATCCAGCACCACCATTTGAACTCGAAGCACCATTATCAACCGAGGTTCCATTCCCGGTAGCAGAAACGGCTGACCCTGAACTCAGAATTACGCCATGTTCAACTGCCTCTGTGGATTGGAATTCTGCGCTTGCTTGAACTACATCTGCGATAGCAGATGAGATTTCATAACTTGTCGTATCGGCTTGGAGCATGATTGCTTTGCGTCCATTAGCATGACCTTCAAGAGCAACAATAACTTTTTGTTTTGTTGCGTTTGCTAGTTTTGAAGAAAAATATTGGTCTGTTCCGGTTGAAGCCGTTGCTTCAAACATTCCGGATAATGAAATGGTTCCATCAACATGACCTGTCACATAAGTCTTTGCGCTGGTACCAAAAGCACTTGTCTCAGCCGTATCAACTGAAGTTGAATTCGATGAGTCATTGAAATATGTTGAAAAATCGTATTCATCGATAAACACATTGATGTTTTTACCGTGGCGGAATGTAGGCATTATTTCTCCTCAACTGGTCTTTGATGAGGAGTGCCGTCTTGGACGAATCCATCTCCATCGACATCTTTAGCGTCCGGGTCAAAGGATTCTTCGACTACTGGTTCAGCCTTTGGTTCCTCTTTGGGTTCTTCAATTTTTTTAGCGGGCTTCGCGGCATCTTCGATAATGCCGGATTCAAGAAGCCATTTAATCGACTGTGGAGGTAAGTCAGATACAACTTGTCCAGCCTCAGCGCGTTTATTAGGTGGGTAATCGATACCCTGAAGGACTCGGTATTGAGCCATCTAAACCTCCTCGTTACGGCGATGGGTAGCCCCAATCGACCGTCGAGGCGACTAAAGCGCACGGAGGCAGACAGCAATTGAGGCGACTAGCGCACAGTAACCAAAGTGTATCGCATCGCTCAATTTACAATTCGGCAGTTATCAGGTGTGAATACGAACTCAACCGGCACAACCGAAGGAGATAATGTCCAGCCTTTGCCAGCAAGGATAACCTTGGACTTGGCTTCAACAATTATTTTTTCATAACCTTTGTTCTTGACGGCTTTATCACCAGTCCCTACGAACTGAAGAATTTTGCCATCAGGTTTTTTTGCTTCTTCAAAAGATTCAAAAACTGCGAAGCACCATCCGAACTTGGTCTGAATTTCCTTATGTGGCACCAACTTGCCATCTTTGGCTAAGGCTTCGTAAGTGCTGAGATAGTCATTCTCGGCTAATTGCGCCCATGCCAATGCTTGACTTTCTTGGTTAGCCAAAGCCCATTGCGATAATGCGCCATCTGTATCAGAGCGCTCCCATGACTCATTGAGTCGTCTGCGAGCATCCTCCGCTTCTTCACGATATTTTTGAGCATCTAATACGCTCATACGCCCCTCCATAACCCTAGGTCAGCCCAATAGCAAGCGTCGCGCTCGCGTGGCTCTTCTTGTTTTTCTTCTTGGCATCTGTGAGCAGGGTAGAAAGATTTGATTTTTCCATAATAATCGCCTTGCCATATCTTTTCTACTCCGAGATACCAGTTGCCCTTTTTGGATTGTCTCCAAACAAGACCTTCGCAACCGCATCTTTTACATTTTGCCATCTCGTCCTCCTCTCGGGACAAGATAAGTATATCCTACGGGGGTTAGTAAATCAAGCCTCTCTGCGTAGGCGCTCCTCTTGAATCATCTGAAGAGTGAGGAAATAGCCGATTCCATCTACGACCGTATCGGGCTTGGACTGATTTACTTCGCGGGCTATCTTCATCCCGACCATACATAGGGCAACTTGTTCGGCAGAAACCTCACAGCCGAGGATTACAGACCATATCTTTGAGGCTCGACTGAAGTTATCAAGAGGATGCCCGTAAGCCTCTTGACGGTCACCTGAGACCAATTCAGCGGCATAAGCGGCTAGGTCCCTCGGGTCATTCATAGAATCTGAATATCGCTGACTCCGGTTTTTGATATTAGGAAGGTCAGCACTCCCGCATCCGCAATTTCCCCCGTTGATTGACGCCACCATACGCTCCCTCCATCTAATGCCGGGG